AACTCCCCCACCTGGACTCGAACCAGGAACCCCAAAGTTAACAGCTTCGTGCTCTGCCAATTGAGCTATAGAGGAATGGTCCTCTGTCTGGGAATCGAACCCAGTTTCCCAGTGCGTTGTCCGCCTGTCCTTACCAATAGACTACCAGAGGGAATGGTAGTCTCTTTCTAGGTTATCTACCTAGCGAGTGCCACCAAGAGCGAAATAGGAGATTCGAACTCCTGACGTTCTGCTTGGAAGGCAGACATTCTACCGCTGAATTAATTTCGCATGAGACAATTATAAGAGATAAACTCCAAATTGTCAAGCGTCTCGGGAGGGACTCGAACCCCCGACCAACTCATTAGAAGTGAGATGCTCTATCCATCTGAGCTACCGAGACATGAAACAATCATACCACAGATGTGGGGGGCTGTCAACCCCCCACGGAGATCTCAATTAGATTTGAGAATAACACACCCTAATCTCTCCCCTACTTGGCGATGCAATAGCTGAGAATGCACCGTAAGAAAGATCAAGATTCCTGCCAGCCACATATGGACCACGATCATTGATTCGTATAATGACAGATTTACCATTCGATTCATTAGTTACTTGTAACCTAGTTCCAAATGGAAGATAACGATGTGCGGCAGAATTACCATAGGCATTGAACCGTTCGCCACTGGCGGTTCGTTGACCATCGTAACCATCACCGACTCCATAGTGTGAAGCATAAGAACAGGTCGCTGCCTGAGAAGGAGTTGGGGCAAGAGCACCAAGACTCAGAGCAACGACCGAAAGGGTTTTGATTGTTTTGTTAAAAAGCATTAAATTTGGTAGAATTCGACATCCGTATAGAAGGGGGGTATACCAACCCTCTCGGGAGGCACCTTCCACGGCTCTAGGTGTCACGATCAAGATCACATAACGAACAAACCAATTCTTAAGAATTGATTAAATCATAGTATAGCACCTATTTATCCAGGTGTCAACCCACAGATTTGAAAAGATTTATGAAGAACTCTGCGTCCAATACAACGAGAGGCTTTTTTAAATTTTTTTTCATAACCACAAGTGGCTCGTAGGGTCCACAATTTGCCTTAGCCTGCTCATAGGCTTCCCACACATTTAGCTTTTCAACATTCTTACACTCAAGGGAAAATGGAAATTTTTCTCTGGCAGCTCTAGCCATAATTAGATCTTCCCCACCAGCACCCATTGAGCGGGATTCAATGTCTTCTGGGTGTATTTCCAACTGCTCTATAAGCTGGTCTCTAACCCACTTCTGCAGGTTTCTTCCTTTAGCCTTAGCCGAACTAGGTTTCATTCTCTTTTCCAGGGTGCTGATATACTTATATCATCAAGACCATCAACCTCAGAAGGTTTTACCGTAATAATTGGTTGAGGATCTTCAGCCTCCCACTGTTCTACTATTTTCTTAGCTTGCTCATCTACACTTATAAGTTCCCGCTGAACCTTATACTCGATTACAAATTCCTTTAACCACACAACAAATATAGATAGCAAAAATGAGATGGGTGGCTTTTGTGAAGCCGCCCATCCCTCAAGTTTCTGTAACCAAGTTTCCTTTTCAGGATCCAAAACAATTCTAAATTTAGTCTGTATATCCATCATCGTCTTCGTAAATTAATCCAAAATTGGATGGATGTGGTCTGTAAGATTCAGTATCGGAATACACTTCAGACTTCAATTGAGCTATTAATAGCTCTAAATTTTTAATAACAATTTTAAGTTTATCTTGATTCATAGTTTAAAATTAGCAAAGGTATCGGTTTTAACGTCTTGTTTAATTCCGCCGACCATATAGGATTCGACTTCAGTTTCCTGGGGAGCAACTTGGAGTCCCTTAGATGAAATCCAATGCTCTGTCCAGGGAAGTGGATTATTTTTCATAGAAATATCATAGATTGGCTTTATGCCAATCGCCTTCATTCTACGATTTGCAATCCATTCTACATAATTACCAAGAAGTTTAGTGTTTAAGCCAATCATTGAACCATCTTGGAACAGATAATCTGCCCATCTACGTTCCTGATCAACACACACTTTAAATGCATTAATTACCCACGATTCTTCATCTTTAAGAATTTGTTGCATTTCTGGATCATCACCCTCACGCCACTTGTTGAGGATATTTTGAGTGATGACAAGATGCTGATTTTCATCTCTTGCGATGAGAGAGATAATCTTAGATGATCCTTCCATGAGTTTGAGTTCACCAAAAGCGAAGCTGCAAGCGAACGAAACATAAAATCTAATCCCCTCTAAAATATTTACATTAGCAATAGCACGATAAAGCTTTCGCTTAAGTTCAATTCGTTCTCCCCTACCAAGATCAACACCTTCATTTGCAAACTCCCACAAATTGGAAGTCCCATAAGAATGTGCAGAATTTATAAAATCATCATAAGCTTCAGTAACTGAAGAGGCTCTCTCTAAAATATGTTCATTAGTTAAAATAGTATCAAAAACTTCCGAAGGATCGGCATAAACATTCTTGATTATGTATGTATAGGATCTGGAGTGTATCATTTCCATAAATTCCCACACAGTCATACATGCTTCAAGTTCAGGAAGTGAACAATAAGGAATGAATGCCATACCCGGTCCACGACCCTGAACAGAATCCAAAAGAATTTGATACTTCAGATTTGAAGTAAATATATGTTTCTGTTCAGGACGAAGTGTTTGATAATCTGCACGATCCTTTTGAAGAGAAATTTCTTCGGGTCTCCAAAAATAACTCAACTGCTGTTGTGTTAGTTTTTCAAAAATAGGATACTTATAGGAATCATATCTCTGCACACCAAGAGGTTTTCCAAAAAACATTGGTTGTTTTTTTGTTTCTGCTATTTCGGAATTAAATACGGTAATCCCTTGTAACATTTTAGTCTTTTGCGGTTGGATAGTTTTACTAACCTTAAATTTTGCAGCTTTCACAATCCTCTTCTCCAGAAGTTAACATTGATTTAATCAGGTCATTTGTAGTTTTAGGTTCTTCCTTTACTTCGTCAGTTTTATGATCGTAAGTATTTTGGTAGTAAGAAGTCTTCCATCCATATTTGTAAGTAGTCAGCAGGTCTTTAGCCATTTCAGACACAGGAACTTCATTATCTGGATAGTGTTCTGGATTATAACTCCAGTTTCCAGATATTGCTTGATCAAAAAACTTTTGCATTACAGCAACAATATTAATATACCCAATATTATTGGGCATGTCCCAAAGCAAAGTATAGTTATTCTTAAGCGTTTGATATTGAGGTACAATTTGCTTAAGTGGACCCTTCTTAGACTTCTTAACCGATAAAAATCCTCTAGGGGGTTCAATGCCATTTGTGGCGTTTGATACTACCGAACTGCTCTCTGACGGCATTTGTGCGGATAGTGTTGAATTTCGCAATCCATATTGGGCAATATTGCTCCTTAGAGCTTCCCAATCATGCTGCAGTGGAATGGCAGAAATTTCATCGACATCACGCTTATATGTGTCAATGGGGAGAACCCCCTCAGAGTATTTAGTTCGATTAAAATATTCACAAGGTCCACGTTCTTTTGCAATCTGATTTGAAGACTTCAAAAGAAAATATTGAAAACTTTCAGAGAGACCGTGAACAGCATCCCAAGCCTCCTGAGAGGCGTACTTGTGTCCAAGCTTAGCCAAGTAATGTGCAAGTCCAATAAAGCCGATTCCAAGCGATCTACGGGCCTTTGTAGAGACCTCAGCAGCTCTGACAGGATACTCCTGATAATCGACAATTTCATCAAGACCCCTAACTGCAAGATCACAGACATCTTCAAAGTCATCATCGTTTTTAATTTTACCAACATTAATTGCAGACAAGATACACAACGCAACTTCACCATCAGGATCATCAATATGATTTATTGGTTTTGTTGGGAGAGTAATTTCTTGACAAAGATTACTCATCTCAACCTTATCAATAAAAGAACTATGAGAATTACAGTGGTCAATATTCATAATGTAGATACGACCCGTTTCAGCCCTCTCCTTAAGAAGAGTGAGAATGAGTTCTTGCGCCTTAACAGTTTTCTTCGGAATGGACGGATTGTTTTCGTATCCAATGTAGAGAGAGTCAAACTCAATTGTTCCGAAAGAATCATAAAGTCCAGGAACATCATGTGGGGAGAATAGTGTAATTTCACTGTTTTGAATAAATCTCTCATAGAATAACTTACTAATTTGAATCGAATAATCTAATCTACGAACACGATTATCCTCAGTTCCTTTATTATTTTTAAGAACTAAAATATCCTCAATCTCCTGATGCCAAATTGGAAAGTGGACAGTTGCAGAACCACCCCGGATACCATTTTGAGTGCAGCATCTGACAGTTGATTCAAATTTCTTAAGAAATGGAACAACTCCAGTATGTTGAACTTCTCCACCCCGAATTTTAGCATTAATACCACGGATACGACCGGCATTAATACCAATACCAGCCCTTTGTGCAACATATCTTCCAATAGCCATATCACTACTAAAGATACTATCAAGAGTATCATCAACATCAACCAAAACGCAAGATGCAAATTGACGAAGAGGTGTTCTGACTCCAGCCATAATTGGAGTTGGCAGACTAATTTTATGCTTCGAGATTGCATCATAGTATCTCTTCACATATGAGAGTCTAGTTTCTTTGGGATATTCTGCAAATACTGTCATAGAAATAAGCATGTACATGAACTGAGGAGTTTCATAAACTCTTCCAGTACTCCTATCCTGCACCAAATACTTGTCTACAACTTGACGCAATCCGGCATAAGTGAATAGGAAATCCCTATCATGATTAATACACTTATCAAGTTCAAAAAATTCTGATGCGTTATACTTATCAATAATCGTATTATCATAAACACCCAAATCTACACAAGAAAATACGTGTTTACTGAGTGATGGCAATTCTCGGATTTTTCCATAAAGAGATTTTCTCAAGGAAAACAGAAGTAGCCTTGCAGCAACGTATTGGTAGTTTGGGTTGTCTAAATCTATCAAATCTGACGCAGACCGAATTAATATTTGCTGAATTTCTCCAGTTGAGATGCCATCATAAAATTGAATTCCGGATTGAATTTCAACTTGTGAGGCAGATACTCCAGCAAGATCTCTACAGGCTTCATCGACCATAACATGAAGCTTATCGAGATTCAATCGCTCAAGGGATCCATTTCTCTTAATAACTTTTGTACCGTTGCTCATACTCGTTTCCATTCAGATAATTTTACTTTTGCTTGTAGACCAGTGTAAGTATTAGATTCTATCACGGATTTTACATCATGACCAGCTAAGACCATATCATTTATATCCTTTTCAACAATTATCTCCGGCCAGATTACAGTAGGAAATCCTAAGTTAATCTGAGTTTCCATCTTTTCGACAATTTGCTTATTTCTACGCTCATTATCATAAATGATAACAAAGTTAGTCTCAAAGTTAGAAAGAAAAAACATTTTATCTAAATCCGCCCCAACCATCGCAAGTGAATTTTCTAAAAACATACTATCAAATGGACCTTCAGTTACATAGATAGTTTTACCATAATCTACATCATCTAGTCCATATATTTTAGGATTATGCTTATCTAGAAGAATTGTAATGTACTTTACCTTGGAGTTTTTATTTAAACTTCGCCCCTGATAGCCAAAAAATTTACCATGATTGAAAAGTGGAATTATAATTCGAGATTCATCCAATTCTGTAGAATCGAAGGTATGAATTTGAGCATTTGTCCACTCCTTAAATTTCTCACAAAAGTATAATTTTGAAAGATAAGATTCGGGTATCTGGCGATTTTCTAAATATCTTCTCGCAGGATGTGTTGTATTTAGTTCAGAAATTTTTGGAAGATCTATCTTAGGTTTAACTTTAAATTCTGGAGGCTTAAAATCAAATATGGGATTTGGAGTATTTGTAGCCTTTCCAGTTAATCCATTCTTATATCGTTCAAGTACATACTCACCATATAAAGTGCTATCTATATCCTTAATAAAATATCCCAGACTTTTTGATACACTACAATTATGACACTTAAAGTTATAGTCATTCTTATACTGATATAGATATCCCCTGGTTTTAGATTTATTTTTTTGAGAATCGCCACAATATGGGCAACGAAAGTTGTAGAGGCCTGTCTTTTTCTTTGAAAATTTTTCCAATCTTGAAGATATCAGCCCAATATACTTATCTTCAATATAACTCATAATAAAAGAACAGACACCTAGCAATCTTACCAGATCCCACCGGATCTGTCAAGAAGTCATTTCTTAACGTTTTCTGGGACTGGTACGTACCGATGCTCCATTCTATACCCCAACTCCCCCGGAGTAAGCCATCCCGAGGCTAGAGTCGATACAGATGTTGCCAAAACTGCTGCAAATACACCAACACCGATGGTCATCCATTTAATTTTTCTAATTTCTTCAATTTTAGTATTAATACTATCCAATTGATCATGAGTCTTGTCAGTCAATTCATCAATTCGATCACTTAAGTCAGTATCTTCAGATTCCACAGATTGCTTAAGTTCTGTGATCATTTTAATAATAACTTCATCAGATCTTACTGCCTGCTCAAGCCTTTGATCGTGAATCGCAAGCATCTTTGAAATATTTTGATTTGTTTCACTAATTGCATCAATAGCGTGTTCAATCTTATTCATCATTTGCTCATAGATACTAAGTTTCTCTTCAAGAACTGCTACCTTAGTGTCTATTGAGGTGTTGTTGTTAAACACTATTCTTCCTCCGAAATAGGTTCTGGTATTCGACTGGTAACTTTTTCGGTAACTTTCGTCTAAAATCGAGGGCCTGACTATTCTTTCGGACAAAATCCATGGGTTTATCATATCCTGCCACCGGTCCTTTAGAATTGGATGAATTTGTAAATCCAGATGTTCCAACGTTCATGGTTGGACTATCTTCACGAAGCTGTCTAATTATATTGATAATTCTATCTACGTTTGTCATAGATTTTGAAGGTAATTAAAACAGTCATTATCTATCTCAATATCATGTAAAATTGATCTAGGATATTCGGGGAATCTTTGGAGAAATACCATTACAGTCTTCACTGTACTCCAAAGTTCCCTATCAATTTTAAAAAATAAAAGTGGAGTTGCTGCTTCTCCAAAAATATTATAAAGAATGATAAAGTGATTAATCAGTAAATGAGTTTTCAATTCTCCAGTATTTCTATACTGTTTCAGGAGTCTTTTTATATATTTAAACTTCTTCATGTCCTCAAGAAAATCTTCTTGAGTCACTGCTTGAGGATTATCATAATGTTTAATGGCAAACATCATGTAATTGTTTTCATTCAATTCATCAAATCTCATGTTAAGCCTTAATCTTCAGTGTAGTTGTTCCAATACCCACCGAAGCTAAAGAACCATTTCCACCCACATTTTTAATAATGCCATCAAGAGTTGTTATAATTCCAACATTATTTAAATCAGTTCCAGTTCCAACAATTCCCCTAGTGCATCTAATTGATAGGAAGCTGCCAACACCAACTAAAGCTGAGGGAACGTTAAATCTGAAAACTACTCGATTTGTAACTTGGCCATTGAATAGAACTCTCTGTGAATGATCACCACTTGCTGGCGAATTAATCACATTTACAGGAACAGAGGCTCCAACTGAAGTTGCAATTCCAACAATGTCTCCAGAAGAAACCTGAGTGCTTACTCCAGCAGCATTAATTTGAAGAATTCCAATAGTTGCTCCAGAAGAAACATAAACCAGTTCATTATAAACAACATGAACTTCACCAACAGCACCAGTTCCAATTCCACTGGTTCCACCAGCTCCAATACTCACTGGACTTGCATTATTAGGATCTGCGAAGAATACTGCCGTTGGAGTAGGAGCAGCCAAACCTCGGGTATTTGCTCCACCTCCAGCAGTTGTCAATCCACTAATTGGAACAAGAATTTCATCATAAAATGAAGATGAAAGACCGCCGTGAGTTTTAGTGCTGTAATTTCTATAAACCCAACCACGACCATCTGCAAAGCAGTTATGTGGTGTTCTAGTTCTATCGGCTTCTGATAGAAATTTAGGTCTATTGAAGAAATTAGCTGATGTTTCAGTTGTCGTTGAGATGCCCCAGAGAGCCATGTTTCTTACCTATAACTTTTGTAATCCTAAGAATATTTATAAAAAATGGGGAGTGCATACTCCCCAAGTTTAATTTGATATTTTTCGCAAAAATGTCACAATAAAATCATATATACAATTTTCTTTAATTTTTTTATTTTTACCAAGCCATTCTGAAAATGCTAGTAGAAACCCCAAAGTAATAGTGAGGCCCCAATTTGCAAGCAGACAACTTATCATTTTACAAACTTAGTATCTACCACACCAGTAAGCTGATTTGTGAAGAGTGCAACCTTAACTGTTGCAACAATTGTATCATCAATGCTATTATCGGTGGTCTTTACATATTTTTCAAGAAGTTGAACAACAAGTAACTTTACCTGAGGATTATTAGCAAGTTGTAAAATAAGTGGTTTTACTAACTTTAGAAGGTTTACCATTTTTCCATTAAATTCATCATCTTTATTTATAAAATCATACTCTAAATTGAGTTGCCCTTGGAATAGGATCTGGAAGCCTTACATTGAGTTTTGGAATAATGTTAGGAACATTAAATCCACCAGAAGGAGAACCTGGTAAATATCTTCCTCCAGGTCCAGGAGGCTTGTTAGAAGTGCCCACACCGCCAGTAGGAGGAATTGAAGTTTGGGTTTGGGTTTGAGTCTTAGTTTTTGGTTCAACTTGAGATATGGTCCCAGTCTTATTATCAAGACGAACTAAAATGCCAGTTTTAGTTTTTGTTTTTGTTGGTGGTAATGTTAGTGGTGGCGTCTTTCTATCAGGCTTAGTAAGTGGTCCTGGAGGAGCTGGTTCAATTTTGGGTGACTTCTTTCTATCAGGCTTAGTAAGTGGTCCCGGAGTTCCTGGTTTAGTTATTGGAGCTTTTTCTGGTTTTGTAAGTGGCCCTGGAGGAGCTGGTTTAATTATTGGTTGTATTAAAGGATTTGGTCTTGGTTTTGTTGGCAAAGGTGCAGTTTTTATTGGAGAAACCTTCAACGGTTTAATTTTTGTAGGAATTTTAGTAAAGGCCTTAATTGCACTGCGAGCAATCATTCCTTTAAATTCCTGAATATCTACAAGTTCTCCCCCAAGTTCATGAGCAAGAGTTTCTGCAGATTCCTTTACTTCATGTGAACAACCACATTCGGACTCAGAAGGTTTCTTTTTTTTTTTACTCTCGCCTTCGGAAGAATCTGGACCCCTTCCAGATACGCTCTTTTGAGCTTTAGTAGTTTCAACTATTTCCGGAAAATCTGTTCTCCAATTCGAATAATGTTCAGCTTTAATTTTTTTCTTTTTGGGTGAACGCTTTCCACCTTCTTCATCCTTTCCTAAGGCACCTGCAATAACATCACCACGAGTTACCTTATCATATGGTGGATAGTTATTTGCAAGATTGCCATCACCCTTCTCCTCAATATAATTAGCAGACTCCATCTTAGATGAAGATGATCCGGCAGAAGTAGCACCAGTAGCAGAACCCTCATCTGCACCAAGAATAACTACAGTCTTATATCTTTTTCTATACTCCGCAACTTGAGCTGGCATAATATCCTTCTCAAAGGTAGATCCATCCTCTTTAGTAATTCTTACATGAACCTTACCAGCCTTAGCTTCCAATATAGAATCTACTTCCTCTTTAGCAAGTTTTTTACCACCACGACGAGCAGTTAAAACCGCAGCAATTGCTGCCTTTTGTCTAGACTCTTGACTTCTACCAGCTAATCTAGAATCCGTAGAAGATTGAAAATCCTTAATAGCTGTTCCAATATCAGTCTTGGCTGTAATCTTTTCATCAAGAACTCCTTCAACTATAGAAAGTCCTAAAGCCTTAGCAAGTCTAGACTTTCTTTCTGGAGCCATCTTAGATCTTTTCAAATAAGCAACTACAGATTCCTTGCCCATATTCTTCATCTTATTACGAAGATCATATAGAGCTTGTGTTTCTTCGGCCTCATCACTCTTGTGCTGGCCATATTTTTCGGTAATATAACCTTCTTCAATTTGAGTTCTATAATTTTCAAATACTTGCTGCCAAGGATTAGACATATCTCTATTTAAATTTTGTTCTAGATATATTTATTTATTAAAGTTCTTTAGAATCTGTAATCCAAGGCTTAAATAATTCTCCGTCATCAGTTAGACATATTAAATAATTAGTACCTCTTCGCATCACAGTTCCAATCTTACCACTACTAATTTGCTCAACTAATGCACCATCCCGGAATAAATTTCCTGAGAGATATTCTTCTCTGACTGTTAGTATTTCTGGTAAAGGAGCTTCTTCCTTAAGATAAGACTTGGCTTCATTTATGAAAGCTAAAAAAGTTTTCATTATACTAAACAGATGTCCTTAGGTGATTAAGTATTTTTTTGCCATTTAATTTAATATAGGATAGACCAAGTTTTTTTAGAGTTTTATACTTGGCCCTTTCCTTATCATTACGTTTCAATTTTATCTGGCTATCCATAAAATATGAAAAATAGAGATACAAATTCAATAATGCGTCTCTATCTTTCTTAATGTGCTGACCATCCTCAGCGTAGCTATTTAAAAATTTATTAAAAATAACGCTAAGAAAATCTGGCATCATCACTAGTTTTATTTATTTATTAGAGATCTCCAACTTTCCTATTTTCACTATAGTATGGATCAAAATAACCACCAGGATAACGCTTCATCAACTTATTAACATTTATGGCAACTACCTCATCCATAGTGATGTCTAGAGCAATACATGCCTGTGCGACATACCACATAATATCTCCCAATTCAATTTTGAGATGAGTCTTATTATCTTCATTCCAAGGTTTTCCTTGAAACATCATCTTCTTAATAATTTCTAAAAATTCTCCGCCCTCAGCATTGATTCCAACTCCAGCAGTCAGAAGTCTTTCAATATTTGCCCCCTCACTGTCGAGAACAGTCATACGGTTAGATAGTGAGGAAAAATCCTTGGACGCCTCAGATGTTACAGCATCTACAAATTCAGTATACTTAGTAAAGTCGATTTTCTTTTCCATTAAAATTTAAAACCCTCAAATTGTTTAGTAGATTCCTGTTTAGTATACTCGACTTCTTGTCCAGAGTCAAGTATTTCCTTTTGTGCATTTTGATCCACGTCGTAGAGACGCATTTTAGCCCTATCAACGCCAATCAAAAATTTTCGATTTGTTGTAGGGTCATTGTATCTATTCTTTAACTGTTTTACCATAATCTGCCCACGCTGTTCCAATTCTTCAGTACTGATAAGACCAAACATGAAATCCGCAGTAGCAGGAAGACCAAAAGATTCAGAAGTATCGGTAAGTTCGACATTAGAACTATTATAACCACTACGAGTAGTCTGAGTAGCAGAAACAATGGGAACGTCAAATTCGACTGCAAGACCTCTAAGTTCTTCGGCAATAGATTTTATAAAGGTGTAACTATTAGTATTATTACCCTTATATCTAGACGATGAGCAGATATTTAAATAATCTATGAAGATAATATCAGGCTTAAAAGACTTCTTCATTGCCAATTCATTTAGAAGACTTTTGAAGTGTCCCGAATGAGCTGATGCTGTTGGATATTCCTTGATAATGAGAGTACCAACAGTTTTCCTCATAAGATTTGTAATTTTGGTTTCAAAATTCTGCCTTGGTATTTCAGCCAAATCTCGAATATTTACATCTAATAAGTTTGCGTCAATTCGCTCAGCAATTTTCTCCTCTGCCATCTCAAGTGTGATGTAGAGAACATTGCGCCCTTGCAGTAAGCAGGAACTAGCAAAGTGGCACATGAATAAACTTTTTCCGACCCCTGTACCAGCCAAAGCGATATTGAGAGTCTTAGAAGATATACCACCCTTTGTAATTTTATTAAAGTATTCCAAATCAAAGGGTATTTTCTTTTCAGTCTTGTGATAGAATTCATACCGTTCCTTGTAGTTTTTTAAATAATCATGTCCAATATTATGATCAAAAGATACTGATAGTGCCTCACTCAATATGTGAGGAATGGAATCTCGATTCTTATCGCTGCTTTCATCATCAACAATATGAACAGATTCCATAAGTGCCAGATAGATTGCTCGCTCCTTACACCACTTTTCAGTAGAATTTACTAGCCACTCAATCTCAACACTTTCAGATTTTAATTCTGCAATTATTGAATTGATATCCTTAACTTCGGTTTCATTCAAATCAGTTCTTTTAGATACCTCAATGAATAATATTTCCTTGGTAACAAGCTTATTATACTTTTCAATGAAGGAATAAATTTCTTCAAAGATTGTTTTTTCGTTTTTTTCGTGGAAATATTCCTTCTTGATGAAGGGAATTACCTTTCTACAGTATTCATCATCATAAATCAGATTCCTTAAAATTGTTCTCTCAATTCTGTCCATTAAATATAGTGTAAGTAAGTACTCATAATGTATTTTGAACCACTTACAGGGGGCTGTCCGTTGTGCGGATACATCCACATTGGTGGGAACATCACAAGAGTACCACGCTTTGGGTGTAGTGTCAAGTCTTTGAACATGGTCTCTCCTCCAACTTCAACATCGTTTAAATACCACAAAAATGAAAGATATCTTCTGCTAGTATCTAAGGATTTTACATCAACATGTGTATCAAATGCATCATTTCCAGTATTCTCATACTTCTTAATCCTATACTGCTCAAATGCATGTTCTTCAGGAAAACAACGAGAATCAATAAATTCGTAGTACAAATTTCGATACCTAATTGTTTCATTCACTAGTGTCTCATGAACTAGGGTCAATTCTTCACTTAAATTATAATTCTCAGTGAGATTAATTTGTGTAAAATTTGGCTTCCTATCATTTTCAAGTCTTTCGTGAAGGTTGGTATTCAAATCATAGAAATCTATTAAAAATTGGCACATATTCAAATCTAAGGCATTTGGATATACCTTAATTAAATCACAAAGTCGATCCATAAGAAAATTCCCCTCTGGCAATTACATCAAGTTTTTGCATTACTTCGTCTGTAAAATATTTTTCTGGTTCTGCTAAAATCTGTTTTGCATAGATTTTCTTGCCATCCATTTCGTAACGTCCTGCGACATTCTTCCACATTCCCCCAAGCTCACCAAGCTCAAGAAGGCCATAGTACCTATCCAAACCACGCTCATCATAGAACAAACGGACTTCAACATCTTGATTCTCCTTACTTAAACGAGATTTGGCAGTCTTGCATTTGATAATATTGCCAATGATTTCTGTTCCGTCCTTTTCCTTTTTCTTGGATAGATGAATAATAGTAGATGCGGCATACTTGAGACCACTACCACCTCCCATTTCCTTGGTGGGAACATAAGCACCAATCACATCATAAGTGTGATTCGTCACGATCATTGGAATGTTTGCTTGACCTAGTTTCAGTGTGAGCATACGGAATGCCCCCTTGATGAGTTGAGATTTGGTCATATCCCTCACCTCCTTGTCGTTCAGGGCATCGTTAATCTCCTTGCTGGTCGAAAGCATTCCCAGAGAGTCTAGGACAAACATACAGGGACTGCGATCCCCCTCAGGCTTCTTCATATACAGATCAACTGCCTTGAGTGCTTTTCCACGAAATTCTTCTACGGTGACAACATTGACAACAACCAAGCGAGTTGTGTCAATACTTCTACTCTCAAGTAGGGATCGTGTGATTGCAGCTTCAGTATCAAAATACAGACAATATCCAGTAGGATTATTATCAAGAAAATTCTTAACGACGGCAAGACTGAAGAAAGTTTTCCCAGTACTTGATTCGCCCGCAATTGCAGTAATTTTATTACCAGATACCCCA